CAAAAGAAGTTTCTGGTGATGCCCAACAAAAAGGCGAAGGCGCACCACAGAAACCAGAAAAACTTGCTGCTAGTCACGTTCCAGAAGAAGGTGATGAGTTGGAAGAAGCTCGTATGACTAAAGATGATATGAAAACAGAAATGCAAAAGAAAATGGATAAAATGTCTGCCGTTGATCTTAAAGCTGCGTATGAAGCAATGCACGGTGAAGAAGATGATATGGAAGAAGAAATTTCTCCAGAAAAGAAAGAAGAAATCGATGCTCGTATCAAAGACCTTGACGTTAAAGAAGACGTTGATGCTCTTATGAGTGGCGAAGACCTTTCTGAAGAGTTTAAGACTAAAGCAGGGACAGTTTTTGAAGCTGCTATTAAGTCGAAGTTACGTTCAGAGATTGATCGTATACATGAAGAAGTTAAAAGTGAGAAAGAAACAGAAATGGAAACCTTCAAAGAAGAGTTAACTGAGAAGGTTGATACATATCTCAACTATGTTGTAGAGGAATGGACAAAAGAGAACGAGTTGGCAATAGAGCGTGGACTTAAAGGCGAAATTGCAGAAGACTTTATCTCTGGACTGAAACAGTTGTTTGAAGATCACTATATTGACGTTCCAGACGAAAAGTATGACGTTTTGGAAGCACAATCTGAAAAAATTGCAGAACTAGAAGATAAATTAAATGAGTCAATTCAGAAGAATGTTGAAATGACTGAAAATAATTCTCTATTAGTTCGTGAGCAAGTTATTTCTGAAGTTTCAGAAGACTTAGCTCAAACAGAGATTGAGAAGTTCAAAGGTCTTGTAGAAGATGTTGACTTTACAGATGAGGAGTCTTTCCATGAAAAACTCTCCACTCTAAAGGAAAGTTACTTTCCTAAAGTCAAACCTGCTGCAGGCACAAGAGCAATAGATGATGAAGATGGTGGCACCGCACAGGACATTGATACGACAGATACTATGCATAAGTATATGTCTGCTATCAGTCGTGATCAAAAGGCGAGTGCATAAGTTAATATAATTAAAAGATGTAAATAATAAAGGAGAAACAAATGTTTCAAACAGAACATCTACAAGAAAAGTGGCAGCCAGTCCTAGAACATCCTGATCTAAATAAGATTGATGATTCTTATAAGCGTGCTGTTACTACTCTCATCCTAGAGAACCAAGAGAAGGCTATGAAGGAAGACCAAAATTTTCTTTCAGAGGCTGCTCCTACTAACTCCACTGGTGGACAGATTTCAAATTGGGATCCAATTTTGATCTCACTCGTTCGCCGTGCAATGCCTAACCTTATTGCTTATGACGTATGCGGTGTGCAACCAATGACTGGCCCAACTGGACTAATCTTTGCAATGCGTGCTAAAGCTGCATCTTCAGACGGTGCAGAATTGTTGGTTGATGAGCCTGATACAGGACTTTCCAATGATGACGCTGCTGGTGATTTAACATCATCTGCAATGACAGGTTCTAATCCAAAACTATTGAACGATAGTCCAGCTGGAATTTACTTATCTCCAACTGGTATGACTACCGCTCAAGGTGAGGCACTTGGTGATGCTGCTGCAAACTCTTTTGCAGAGATGGCATTCAGTATCGAGAAAACAACAGTTACTGCTGTTTCTCGTGCATTAAAAGCTGAGTACACAATGGAACTTGCTCAAGACCTTAAAGCAATTCATGGTTTAGACGCAGAAACAGAATTGGCAAATATGTTGTCAACTGAAATTCTTGCTGAAATTAACCGTGAAGTTGTTCGTTCACTTTACATCACCGCTGTTGCTGGTGCTCAAGTTAACACAACAACTGCTGGTACTTTCGATCTTGACACCGACTCTAATGGTCGTTGGTCAGTTGAGAAGTTTAAAGGTTTGATGTTTCAAATAGAGCGTGATGCTAATGCGATTGGTCAACAGACTCGTCGTGGTAAAGGTAACATGATCATCTGTTCCGCTGACGTTGCTTCTGCACTTCAGATGGCTGGTGTTCTTGATTACACTCCTGCTCTTAACAACAACTTAAACGTAGACGATACATCTACCACATTTGCTGGTGTGATGAATGGTCGTTATAAAGTGTATGTTGACCCATATTCTGCAAACGTAGCTGCTAATCAGTACTATGTTGCTGGATATAAAGGTACTTCACCTTATGATGCTGGTTTCTTCTACTGCCCATATGTTCCATTACAAATGGTTCGTGCAGTTGGTGAAAACACATTTCAACCAAAAATCGGTTTTAAGACACGTTACGGAATGGCTGCAAACCCATTTGCTGCTGCTGGTGCGGCTGCAGACGGTTTCCCTGCTTCTGGTCTTAACTCTGACGCATCTCTTGATGCAAACACGAACTCCTACTACAGGCGTGTTAAAGTTAATAACCTTATGTAATATAAGAAACTTGACTATAAACTTGGGGGAGCTTTTTGCTCCCCCTTTTTTTTGTTATAAATAGTATTATGACATCAGTAACCAGACAACCAGATAAATTAGATTACGCAAGTCCAACTCAGTTTAGTTTTGGAATCCACCAGTTACCAAAGGTGCAGTTCTTTTCAACTGCAGCCACTATTCCTGCTATTGCATTATCTGATGTTTTAGTTCCTACACCCTTTAAATCTATTCCTATGATGGGTGATCAACTTACTTATGTTAACCTATCGATAACTTACATAGTTGATGAATATCTAGAAAATTTTTTAAGTATTCATGAGTGGATGACTGCAATTGGTTTTCCTAAAAATAGAACACAGTTTAGTGAATTTAGGTCTAATACTTCTAATACTCCAACAGCAAGATTAGGAAGTGATGGTGAAATAGGAGAGGTATCTAAAACAACTGGTGTAAACGCATTATTTTCTGATGCAACACTTACTGTCTTATCAAATAAAAATAATCCAATAGTAAACGTATTTTTTAGAGATTTATATCCTATTGCAATGAGCGCATTAGATTACAATCAAGGTGCTACTGATGTAGAATACCTAACAGCAACAGTTGATTTTGCATATCAAATTTATGAAATTGAACCAATTGTATAATTTAAAATGACTATATATTACTGAGCAGAGAATTTGATATACTTTAACAAAATCAAATTCTTAGACTTAATCACTGGTGACAACTCGGCAAGCCTCATCAGGGTCAATATATAATAAGGGAAGATTATCATTCTCTGCTCATTTTTTTTATGAAAGTACATTATGAATTTAGAAGAATTGAAGAAAGAAGCATACAAAGACCTACCTATCACTGATCAAGAACATTTAGATCAGGAATCCTTTCGCAACCAAGAAATCAAATCAAAATGGTTAGACTATAAAACAAGGTTCGAGCTTTTACTTGTCAAAAATAAAGGTGACTATCAAAAACTTTATAGAGCCAAGTGGGAATACTATGGTGGAAAAGCAGATGCAAAAATATATGCATCTAAACCATTTGACCTCAAAGTACTTAAAACTGATCTTGCAATGTACATAAACTCTGATGATGAGGTTATAGAACTTGGTGCAAAGATTAGTTATCTAGAAACTGTTATAAAATTTATTGAAGGTATAATTAAGTCAATAGATAATCGTGGATGGGATGTAAGTCATGCCATAAATTGGAAGAAATTTGAAGCTGGTATGATGTAATATGATTAATTATATCAACATTGATAAAAGTTTTTCTGTTCCTGATACACTTGAAGATGGTGTTATTATTGAAAAAAGTGGTAATGTAAAAAGAAACTCAAAAGTATTTTTTATTAAAGATGATGAAACCTGTAAAGAACTCTTTAATATTATTAATGAGTCAACAACAATTCAGCTGACTGATATAGAACCATTACAATATTCTGAGTATAGTGTTGGTGGTGAATATGGTTGGCATAGAGATATTCTTGACAATCCATACCCTAACGGATTGGTTAGAAAAGTATCTTTTTCTACTCTTCTGAATCAAGATTTTGAAGGTGGTGAATTTGACATTGAAACAAGAAACCCATTTGAAAAGAAACGATACGATACGTTTGACTTGTCCAAAAAACACAACACTGTAATATTTCCCTCTCATATGTGGCACAGAGTAAGACCAGTAAAAACTGGTGTTAGAAAATCTATAGTGGGTTGGGTATTAGGGCCTCCGTAATGCATATATCAAAAAAGAATGAAGTATACATAATTCTTAGTGAACTAACTGATTCGGAACGTCAAGAATTATCAGAGTTTTTTACCTTTGAAGTTCCTGGCGCAAAGTTTATGCCACAATTTAAAAATCGTATGTGGGATGGTAAGATACGATTATTTTCTCCAGCAACAGGAGAAATATATTTAGGACTATTACCTTATATCAAGAAATTTTGTGCAAGTAATGCAATCCCATATATAATAGAAGAAGGAGTAGAAAATGACAAACATTTGGATGGTAAGAGCACTAGAGGTTTTATCAAATCCCTCAAACCAAAATCACAAGGAAAGTCCCTCAAAATTAGAGACTATCAGATTTCGGCTGTCGCTCATGCACTTGCCAGAGATAGGGCTCTTCTTGTTTCTCCTACTGCTAGTGGTAAGTCACTAATAATATATTCTCTGGTTCGTTATTACCAGATGAAGGAACTAAAGACATTAATACTTGTTCCTACTACTTCACTAGTAGAACAGATGTATACAGACTTTGAAGATTATGGTTGGAGTTCTGGTACATATTGTCAGAAGGTATATCAAGGTTATACTACAAAAGTAGAAAAGGATGTAGTTATATCTACATGGCAATCTCTCTATAAAATGCCAAGAAAATATTTTGATCAGTTTGGGTGTGTAAT